ATGGTAACTCTTGGTATCGTAAGTGGTCTGACGGATTCATTGAACAGGGAGGAAAAATTCCAAATGGAAATGCTTGGACGTGGTACACCGCAACTTTAAATACCCCATTTACTAAGACTTCTTACACACTTGTTGTTGGAGTATATGTTACCGATGGCAGTTCGGCATCTGATCAACAGCAAAATGATTATTTTTTGGGTAAAAAAAGTGCTAATTCTTTCCGTTACCGTCAACTTGGTGACGTAGCTAATCCGACGGCTGATTGGTACGCCTGTGGTTACTAAAGGATTACTAAATGGATTTCTACATCAATCAAAAGTTTACTGATATCTACCCTCCTGAAGCCGCTGTATGGTGTAACACCAGAGGGGACTGCAGTATTCAACAGGTAGACGGTGGGTATCAAATTATTCATAATCCTGAACCTGATGATTCGATGGTAGCTGAGGCAATCAGAGATAAGAGAGACAATCTCATTGGTGAGACTGACTACTATCTCATGCCTGACTATCCTTCGAATCCTCAGAACCTTGAAGAACTTAAGGCCTACAGACAGGCTCTTAGAGACGTCCCTAAACAGGAAGGTTTTCCTAGGGATGTCCGTTGGCCTGATGTGCCTAAGTTCCTCTGTAAGGACTCTGGATGGGAACCCTTGGGTCTCGATAAGGTAGGGATCTAAGGTTATATCCAAGGTGTTCTTTGGGTAACTATGAATACCTTGGTTTCTTTATCTAAGTTACTTTATTTTATAAGGAATATAATTATGGCTGAATTTGCTTCTAAGGGTGTTGCTGGTGCTGGTCTCGGTACTGGTATCGCAGGTCTTGCTCTTGGCGTTCTCAATAGCTCTAATAACGGCAATGGTCTCCTTGGTGGCCTCCTTGGTGGTGGTAATCAGAATGTGGTGTCTGCTCTTCAGGCAGAGAACAGTCAGCTGAAGGCTGAGAACTACTCTGATAAGAACGCTAAGGAAGTCTATATGCAGTCTCTTACGGACAACCGTAGGCTCCGTGATGAAACCTTTGCATACCTTAAGCCTCTGTCTGATGAAGCGGCTAACAACCGTGTTGAGCTTGCTAAACTTCAGGCGGAACTTAAGTGTTGCTGTGAAAAGCAGGAACTTCGTGAACAGATTGTTCTTGGTAAGGTTAATGAGCTTGCTCTTACGACTCAGGCTAAGTTCGGTTGCCTTGATGGCACCATTGCTGGCATGATGGGCACCCTCAACAACATCACTAAGACCATTGTTCCTGCTTCTGCTATTTGCCCTGCGCCCATGCCTCTGCATAACTCTTGGGTTGCCCCCACTACCACGACTACGCCTACGGCATAAGGTAGTAGCTTATGAAAATCAGTTTGAGTAAGCTCTCTCAGGTTCTCCCTGAGTTCGTAGATACTCGACTGATGCCCAGTGCCCCCTCCACGATGAAATGGATTCTTGGAGGGGGTACGTTCCTTGTCCTGCATCAGGCAGATACCCTCATCGGTAAGTATCTGCCTATGCTCAAGCAGGTGGGTATCGTCGATGAAAGCAACAGACTCGACATTGATGTTGCTAAGGGTTTTATCAACAGTGCCTTCGATAAGAGCGGCACTGTTGAATACCTCGGATTCAAGTTCGATAAATCCGATGGTGAAGCACTAATTAATATTATGGAGAAATACAAAGATGATTGATGAAAAGTGGGAAGATAGTGTTTTTATGATGGCTAAGCATAAACTTCTTGAAGCTATTGAGAAGCGTAACAAGGAGTCTTACCATACTGAGGGAGACATCAGAGCCTATAAGGATGCCCTAAAGGCTTTGTACTACCTCATTAGCATTGAGAAGAGCAAGTAATTCGGGCGTTTCAGTAGTCCTAAAGGACTTACGCACAGTAATTACCGTAGGGCTACTGAACCTATCTAACAGACTAAGTAAATGAATATACAAGTTTATTGGGATGGTAATGTAGGTGCCTGTGAGTATGAGAACCATAAGGTATTCTTTACAACGAAACCCGACATTCCTACGGTTACCTTTGATGTCATCGTATATAGTGAAGACAACAACGTAACGAAGAAGATTTACGCTAATATTACTAGTGATCTTACTTCTGAGGAAGTTACTGCCGTAAAGCAGTTTGCTAATGTGCAGTTCACGGGTAAGAGCAACACTAATTAAATAACTAAATACAATATGGAACTGGAAGTAATTAAGAAAGATGGTACCCACGAAGGCTGGGATTGGGATAAGATTGAAGTAGCTATCAATAAGGCCGCACAGAGGGCTAACGCTACGTACTCTGAGTATGACATTGGTAAGATTAGGGGCTATATCGAGAGCCTTGTCTACAGCAACTATGACAAGGTGCCTACTGATAAGCTCCACTCTATTGTCATTGAAGCTCTTTGTAAGTACGCACCGAAGATCGGAGAATCTTATAAGGAGTTCAGAGACTATAAGAACACCTACGCTAAGGCTTTCGAAGCTGTTAAGAACGAGGCTGACACTGTTCTCCTTTTGGGAGACAAGGAAAACGCTAATTTCGATAGTTCCCTTGTGTCTACCAAAGGCTCCCTCATTAAGGGCTATCTGACTAAGCAACTGTACAAGCAGTTCTACCTTACTAAGGAAGAGAAAGAGGCTACTAAGGTCGGTAAGTATTACATCCATGACCTTCGAGATATGATCTTTGGGTCTATCAACTGTTGCCTCTTTGATATGGCTACTGTTCTTAAGGGTGGCTTTAGTATGTCCAATGTCACCTATACGGAGCCTACGAGTGTCCTTAGTGCCCTTCAGGTGATCGGTGACATCACCCTTGTAGCTACCGCACAGCAGTTTGGTGGATTCACTATCCCTCAGATTGACAAGACGCTCCTCCCGTATGCTAAGAAAACGTATGACCATGCGTTTAAGAAATACTTTGACCAGTGCAATATGGAGTTCGATGAAGCATGCGCAATGGCTATGCAAGAACTCAAGCGTGAGTTGGGGCAGGGCTTCCAGTCTCTTGAACTAAAGCTAAACACTGTTCCGTGTTCTCGTGGTGACTTTGCATTCACTACGCTTACGTTTGGTGAGTGGAGCAATGATCTCCCTGAGTATGACAAGGAGTTTCTTGAGGTGATTTGTGAGACCATCCTTGAGACCCGCATGAAAGGCCATGGGGGTAAACAGGTTGTGTTCCCTAAGCTCGTGTATCTCTATGATTGGGAACAAAACGGCAGTGATGAGCACGCTAACGTGTTCGAGAAGGCTGTTGAATGCTCCAGCAAGTGCATGTACCCTGATTTTCTGGCTATTAACGCTCCTAATGGTACTGTGTCTGAAACCTACAGGGCGTCTAATAAGCAATGCGTAATCCATCCGATGGGTTGCAGGGCGTACCTCACTCCTTGGAAGGATCCTGAGATTAACGAGTATGTGTCTGTTGGTCGATGCAACATTGGTGCCGTGTCTCTCAACCTTCCGTTGATCTATAAGGCATCTAAGGGTGACTTCTGGAATGAACTTAGGGTGAACCTTGAACAGGTTCGAGGGTTCCTTAAGCGTCGCTATGAGATGCTCAAGCATGTCAAGGCTAGTACGAATCCTATGGCATTCTGTCAGGGAGGTTTCTACAAGGGCTTCCTTAATCCTGAAGATGAAGTTGGTGAGCTTACTAAGTACATGACCGCATCTTTTGGTATCTCTGCCTTGAATGAGTTTGCTATTCTCTTTACTGGCGGTAATGATCTTCAGACTCCTGAGGGACAGAAGGCGGCTAAGGATGTCGTTAAGTTCATCTACGATGCAGTGCAGGAGTTTAAGAAGGAAGACGGCTATCTCTATGCACTCTATGGTACCCCTGCAGAGTCCCTTTGTGGCACTCAGATGACTCAGTACCATGAGTATTGTGAAAAGAATAACCTTAAGGATGAATTTGAGGGCAAGGCCTATTTCACCAATTCCTTCCATATCCATGTGTCTGCCGACATTACTCCCTTTGAAAAGCAGGATCTTGAGTTTGAGCTTTTCCATCTTATTGAGGGAGGTCATATCCAGTATGTCCGTATTGACAACCCTGAGAATAAGCTGGCTCTTATGAGCACGATCCTTCGAGGTATGGCTCATGGGTTCTATCAGGGTGTGAACTTTGATGCGGCTTACTGTGAGGATTGTCATCAACATAGCTTTAATGTGGGCAATAAGTGCCCCTATTGTGGCTCTAGTAACCTGTCTGTCATCTCCCGTGTCTGTGGTTATTTGGGTTACTCTAACATCAACGGTAACTCCCGCATGAACGATGCAAAGATGGCTGAGATTAACGAACGAAAGAGTATGTAAAGATAAAATGAATAAAACTAAGATTACCATGGGCAATGTCCAGTCTGCCCTTAATGACCTTCTGGTTGCCACTCACGAAAACCGAAACACCAGAGACCTCCGTAGTCTCTACATTGAGTGGATCAATGAGGAGCATAAGGAGCTTCTCGCTGAAAAGCCTAGCACTCCTAACGACATGAAGGAACTATGTGACCTCCTTTGGGTTTGTATCCAGTATGCTAATGCTTGTGGTTATGACCTTGAAAAGGGTATGAATGAACTGGTGTCTGAATACTCCAGTAAGTTCTATGACAGTGATGGTAACTATAATCCTCAGTTCAGAGAAGACGGTAAGCTCCTAAAGGGCACTGGGTTCAAGAAAGCTAACTTTGAGCAGTTCTTTGACGAATGAACTCCCTTGATGAGGAATCGGGTAACCTAACAGAGAACATAGCACAGGTAGCTCCTTCGTTGGCAGTATCCAGTGCTGTGATTCTCGGGTTACCCCTTAGTGATTGGGTGTACGTCATCACAATTATCTATACTTTTGTTGGTATCTGCACAATGATCAAAAAGCATTGGGTAGAACCTTGGTTAGAAAAGAGAAGAAAGGAAAAGAACAATGGACTATAAAGGACTTGAGAGCCTCCTAGGGAACATCCATGAGGAGATGCTTCAGAACATGCTTAATGACCTTAGGAACCCCGATAAGAGGTCTCCACAGCTCTACAATGCAATCATTAAGGAGCTTGAACGTAATGGTATTGACTGTGTCCCTAAGGCTGGAGACGGTGAAGAGAATGCACTCAGTAAGCTCCTGAAGGCTACTAGGGAGAACTTCGAGAATTCCTACAGAGGAGACATGAGTGTTAACTGAGAAAGAAGCTAAAGCTCTACTCCCTTACTATGAGAACTTCCCTCTGTTTTGTAACCTTGTTTGGCGTTCAATCGGTTTGCCTTCGTTGACTCCGATTCAGAATGACATTGCAAAGTTACTGCAGGATCCTCCTAATGACCGACTTATCCTCATGGGTTTCCGTGGTGTAGCTAAGTCGTTCATTACTTGCGCTTACGTGGTGTGGAATTTGTGGAGAGACACACAGCTGAAGATTATGGTGGTGTCTGCTAATAAGGAGCGTGCTGATGCAAACGCCACCTTTATTAAGAAGATTATCAACGAGTTGCCCTTCCTTAACTTTATGAAGGCTAGAGATGGGCAACGAGATACTCAGAACCTTTTCGACATTGGGCCGGCCCTACCTGACCATTCACCCTCAGTGAAATCGGTAGGTATTAAGGGCCAGCTAACGGGTTCCCGTGCAGACATCATCGTCGCAGACGATAAACTTTAACCATGTCGTCTTTAAACCCCTTAAATTCGGTGGAACTCAGTCCTAACTAGGAAAGACAATACCGAGCCGAGCTTTATAGCAGGTGTAACGACTATTATGTAGGGTCAAGTGACTCGAAAAATGGGGATACCTTTTGGTATAAGATATAGTCTGGTCTTCATAGAGATATGAAGCATCGTCAATTATAAGGAACATAACTATGTACGAAATTAACAAAACTTACGAAACTCCTAAGGGTCTTATCAAGATCCTGTCTAGAACTAAGAAGCAGAAACTTCCTAATGGTAAAGTTAAGCATCCTAGGGCTGTCATTCAGTTTGTCAAGACTGGTACAGTCATTGATGTTCAGACCTGCAACATTAAGGCAGGTAAGTTTGAGGACTTCATGGAACCCACAGTTTATGGTGTTGGTTTTCTTGGGTCTCCTATTAGAATCCCTGCTAGAGGTTCTAATAGCATCGTCCGTAAGATCTATGACCTGTGGGCTAACATGCTGAAGAGAGCTTATGGTAACTACAAAACTAGCTATGTAGGCTGTAAGGTAGATCCTAGGTGGCATAACTTTACTACCTTCTTGAATACTATTCACGAGGTAGAAGGCTATGAAGAATGGGAAAAGGACTCTAGCATGCACCTTGATAAGGACATCAAGAAGGGCAACTGTGGACTCTACTCTAGGGATCATTGTAAGTTTGTTACTGCTACTGAAAACGCAGCAGACTCAAACAAAAGACGATGGGGTAAGGCTAACGACCTTGCCTTAACATAAAGGTGGAAGTTCCATCTAATTCATTCACTCAGGTTCTTAGAGATCAGCTATTCGAGCTCGTGAAGGAGTTCGACGCTGTCCTAAAGCCTGGTGCAGGTAAGAAGATCCTGTATCTGGGAACCCCTCAGAACGAGATGAGCCTCTATAACGAGCTACAGGAGCGCGGATACACGGCTGTAATCTATCCCGCTAGGTACCCTTATGATGACTCTCATAGAGCCTCCTATGGCGATAAATTGGCCCCTATCATTGCTGACAAGTACGACAAGGATCCTAAACATTGGGCAGGTAAACCTACAGACCCCCTTAGGTTCTCTGAAGAGGATCTACAGAAGCGTGAACTATCTTATCGTAAGGCAGGCTTCGCTCTGCAGTTCATGCTCGATACTACCCTCTCAGACGCTGATAAGTATCCTCTACGGCTTCGTGACCTGTTGGTTGGTATGTTCCCCTTAGACGAGGCTCCAATGAAGCTCACGTGGCTTCCTGAGCCTTCTAAGAGGGTTCCAGTTGGCGAGTGTCCTACGATGGGCCTTAAGGGAGACTCTTACTTCTACTATCATGCCTCATCCAATGAGGTAGTTCCCTATGCCCATAAGATCCTATGTATTGACCCGTCTGGTCGTGGTAAAGACGAAACAGGCTATGCCGTTCTCTACTACCTAAATGGGTATATCTACGTCATGGAAGTAGGGGGTCTATTGGGAGGCTACTCTGATGTAGTCCTCAATAAGCTCGCTAAGGTAGCTAAGAAGTACAAAGTTAATGAAGTAGTCATTGAAGGAAACTTCGGTGATGGGATGTACATCAAGCTCTTTGAACCCGTACTTAAGAAAACCTATAGTAACTGTGGGGTTACTGAAGTTAAGTCTACGGGACAAAAAGAACTCCGAATCCTCGACACTCTTGAACCTGTAATCTCTAACCATAAGATGGTGGTCACGCCTGAGTGCATCAGGAATGACTACTCTACTGTACCCGAATCTGACTACAAATATGCTTGTTTCTATCAGCTCACTCGTATCACTGTTGATAGGGGTGCTCTTATTCATGATGACCGTCTCGATGCTTTGGCCATTGGAGTCAAATACCTTGTGGACTTCATGGGAATAGATGCTGATGAAGGTATTAACGAATTAACTGAAGAATGGCTAGAGGAGTCCATGGAGTCCCTGTATGGATTCTATACGTCCAATATCGGAGGTGTGATGGTTACTGAAGATAAACACAGCCCTAAGGACACCTCTAAGGGTGTAGACAGATATAAGGATACAGGCTACACGTTTAAGAGATGATTCCTGAAATATGCTTTATTAGTATTGAACACATGTTCAGTAAATAATAAAGTCAATGTAATAGAGAAAATAGGCTATTTCAGAATATAATCCATACTCCTAGGGGGGCTAGGAAAGACATATATAGATATACATATAGGTCTTTTCTAGTCAACCTTTTTTGTTAGAATTAAAAGTATCAAAAGCAAAAGGTATCAGTGGTGATGGAATCTTAAGAAAGTCCTTAGGATACCTATAGACCCTTATGGGGATCTATAGACCCTTATGGGAGTCCATAGACCCTTATGGGAATCCTTAGGTGCCTATAGACCCTTATGGGAATGACCTCAATGAATAATACCAATAACACCAAAAATAAAGTATTCATCACCATCAAAATCATCATTATCATCATCCTCTTTATAATGTCTTTGATTAATGGGGATGTGTCTACTGTTGATGCTCTTCTACGTACTCTTGTGACTAGCTTGTAAGTTGTAATTACTTCCAGTTCCCCCTTAGGTTCCCTTACGGGTTCCTGAGGGGTTTTATTTAAAAGTTATCCACAGGTTGTCCACAGGTTATACACAGAGTTATCCACAGGTAACTAAGGGGATCATAAAAATTGACAAAATTTGTGAGCCCACACTTAACGAGTTCACGTGCGTGGGTGCCCCCGTGGGGGTGCCTGTGGGTGCCCTCAGGTGCCCGCTGTGTCCTTTGGGGTCTTGGATTATACCACAGATTCAAAAGGCTGTCAAGTGGGAGTTGTACCTATTGACATCCTCAGGGTCCTTGTGGTATACTGGATAGTTTATCAGTGTTTTTTCAAGTTATCCACAGGTTGTCCACATGTTATCCACAGGGTCCTTGTGGTATACTGGATAGTTTATCAGTGTTTTTTCAAGTTATCCACAGGTTGTCCACATGTTATCCACAGGGTCCTTGTGGTATACTGGATAGTTTATCAGTGTTTTTTCAAGTTATCCACAGGTTGTCCACATGTTATCCACAGGGTTGATCTGGGTCAATATGGGGTTTGATGTGGATCAATTGTTTGCCTTTGGGTGGCATTATCTGTACTATGTGCCCTTTGGTACTCCTTTAGGTAGCCCACAGCTCTTCACAGCTCTCCACAGTTCTACATAGGGCACCACAGGGCTCCTCTATATAGAGAGAGGGCGGAGACAGCTAGGACACTAGGGGATGGGATACCATGTTTGCGGTATTTTTCACGATGGGCCTTGACAGGTGTCTTTGGGTGCTTTAAAGTTCAGGGCATGGAGAACGACAAAACGTTCACCACCACTAGCACCACTTAAAGGAGTACAACATGATTGTTCGCTTCACTCGCACCATCACCCTTTCCAGCGGTAATCTCGCTCGTAATTTCCGCTTCACTTCTCTCGGCTATGGTCGAGTTAAGGCCTCCTACGAATACACCGACCGTCGCCGTGCTCACCAGACGGCCCGCAGGTTCACGGTGGAATTCCTGAATGGCCGTATTGACTCCATTCAGGCCTGCAGTGCCCGCGGTGGCCGTGTCGAGTTCTTCTCGACCTCCACGATCGGCGATGAGCTCCTTGAGATGCTCGCTGAGTTCTCCGAGGTTGAACAGGGCATCGCAAAGTCCTACCACGATGAGCCCGCTAAGGTCGAGACTGTCGAACCCGAACAGCATGTTGAGGATAACAACCTGCTGGACACCCTCAAGGTTGTGGGAGGCATGGTGATTGTTAATATCCTAATCACCCTTGTAACCCTCGGGATTGTGTGGTACAATCTCTAGTAAAGAAATCCTGAGGGATGGGGGCGTAAGCCCCTACCCCGAAGGACTCCGAAACTCACTCACAGCTAGATTACTAGCACAGGAGAATAGAAAATGAATGCACAAGTACGCAAGCTGTTGGACGCATGTCCATCCTACATGGTCGCCGAGTGGGCCCTGCCTGCTCTCATCAATGGTGACTACACGGGTATCATTCCCATAGACGCCCCTGAGAGTTGCGGTGAGGCCGCTATGGTCGCCCAGTTTGATGAAGAGATAGTGCAAGGTCGATCCATCATCGTCGACGAAGAGGAAGACGGAACGATTAACCCTGTCTTCTGCAAAGACGAAATCACAGGCACCTATGCCGAGTGCGTCCGTATCTGGCTCGCCTAGTAACCCTAAGGGGTGCCCATCGGTGCCCCAGCAACACCTACCTAGCAAAAGGAATCCCCATCATGAAAATGATCTTTCTGCCCACAAGTTCCAACAAGAAAACGGGCGATATCATGCAGTCTTACAGCTCTCGTAGCACCTGACCCAAATCCTGTGTCTTTAAAAACAACGGATGTTATGCCGAAGGCTGTCACACTAAGATGGTGTGGGATCGCTGTGAAGACAAAAACGATGCTCGCTATGTTATCAATGGCGAACACCTGAAAATTGGTCTCCTTGAAGGTGCCTTTAACAAGCTCCGTAAGAACCCTACTCGTGACTCTATCCTGTTCCGTCACAATGTGGCAGGAGACATTGCAATTGAAGGCACAAGCCTAATTGATGTCAACAGAGTAGACACCATCGCAGGAGCCATTGAAGGGGCTAACAAGGTAGTAGGAGAGATCATCAAGGGTTACACCTTTACTCACTGCATGATTGACCTAAACGCATCGAACATCATCCATGATGCGGCCCATAAGGGCTTTCTTATCAATGCCTCGTGTGAGACTGTAGAGGAGGTCAAGCATGCTAAAGCCTTAGGTATAAACGCAGTCATTGCCTCTGTTGACCCTAAGGAAACCGAAAAGGAGCTTAAGGCTGTGGGCTTGTATGGTGCACAGTGTCCCGCACAGGTCAAGGAAGGCATGGACTGCAATCGTTGTCAACTCTGTGCTAAGAATCGCAAAGTTGTAATCATCTTTGGTATCCATGGTGCCAACAAGGGGAAGGCTCGAAAGGCTATCCAGATTCATAGGGCTAAGCTCTAGAAACCACGACAAACAACTAAAGGAATGCCCCTAGGAAAGTCATAGAACGCCCTAGGGGCGTCCATAGGAGATAACATGTATACTCGCACCACCACCATCATCGAACGAGGTGACGTAGCCTCTATTCTCTTCTATCGTTGGAAAGATGGGGCATATGCAGTCACCTTTACGGACTGCGAGTCTATCTACACTTTCACCGGTAAATATTCAGGGGGTGAGGATGTAGAGGGAAAGCTCTACAAATTCAAGAAAGGGGGCTCTATGGATCTCATCGGACAGGCATCCATGCACGGCTCCGTTATGAATGCGATTCTGTCCATGTGGAATAACCATATTAAGGAGATTGAAAAGAATGCTTAATCTTAAAGAATACCTGATTGTATTCATTGGAATTGCAATTATTATGGGAATCTTTCCATTGTTTGTCCTTATTTGCAAACTCACGGGAATCTATTACTAAAGGATATATAAATGGAAAAAATTAACGACGGAAATCCTGAAACAAGTACCCATTACATGGGAGCTGTCCAGCCTATTGAATTGATGCTTAATGCGTTATCTCGTGAGGAATTCATTGGATTCCTAAAGGGCAATATGATTAAATATGCGTTCCGTGCGGGCCGCAAGGCAGGGGAATCTGCAGAGAAAGACAGAAACAAGTACCTGACGTATTCCGAATGGTTGCGTACTTTCGAGGCGTTCGGTAACATCTATGTCAACGGTGATTGCGTCGAGAAGGGTAAAATCAATGGTTAGAGGAGACACAAGGATTTAATAAAATCCATACTCCTAGGGAGAGAGTAAAGGGGCTATAGACTCCTAAGGTAAACCTAAGGAAACCACAGGAGTCTATAGTTTAACTATGTGTAATATCCTACATCATTACCTATATAACCCTATATAAAAGAATATAAAAGAGTATAAAAGATCTATAGATATAACTAAAGGTAACCCCTATGTCTTATGATAAATTGAATAGTTTTAGAATTGATGGTGAAAATGAATACGATGAACTTTGTCTTAAATACGGCAAAGCCCGTGTAGACAGGGAAATCGAATTAGAACTTGAAAGCAAAGAAAATGCGTTCAATGCTTTCATGTCTAAGCGTAGCAAGGCCATTGAAAGCGGTACCCTTGGCAATATGGGTGCAAGTCGTGTCTTGATCAGCGAAGCCATCCCTGTCATGACTAAGGCCCTTGACAAGTGGTTTAAGGAAGTGGATACAGGCAAGCCCGGTAAGCGTCATGTGATGGCATCACTCATTCGGTCTCTGTCGTCCGAAGAAATCGCGTTCATTTCTATTAGAACCATCATTGAAAATTCCCTTGGAATCGTGTCTTTAACAAAATTGTCCTCTGCAATTGGTGAAGCTATTGAGGATGAACTTCGGTTCAAGATGGTAGTTGCAACCATGGATAAGAAAGAGCTCAGTCGCTTTAATGCAGGGCTTGATAAGCGTATTTCCATGCAGTTCAAAAAGCGCTATGTTGAAAACAAAGAAAAAATCCTTGCAGACGAAAAGAGACTCAAGAGATGGAACAAGTGGGGTAACGCTAATAGAGTTCAGGTAGGTCTTAAGTTGGTAGACATTTTCATCGTGTCTACTGGCTTAGGTGCCCTTGAGAAAACCATGAGTGACAACAAAAACGTACATTACATTTTCTGTCTTGACCCTGATGTGTTGACGTATTTGGAGCACGAGGATAAGGAGACTGCTAGTCTCATGTTCCAAAATAGGCCCATGGTAATCCCGCCTAAGCCGTGGACTACCCCTTTTGATGGTGGTTACCTTATCAACCTTAAGAAACCTATCCAGCTCGTCAGAATGCCCTCTATGGAGTGTGCACAGCTCTACGATGAGGTTGACATGCCTAACGTGTACAAAGCTGTCAATGCCATCCAGTCTACGGCTTGGCGAATCAACCGTAGGGTGCTCGACGTGGCCAATTCGGTGTGCTCGTGGGCTCACATTCCAGAAGGCCTTGAGATGCCCTCTGCGACCCCTGCAGAGCCTCCTATGAGGCCTGTAGAGGCAGACACTAACGAGGAGGTACAACGTGATTGGCGAAGTGCTATGGTGCACTACTATCAAGACGACAATAAGCGTAAGAGCAAGCGTTATCTTGTCAATGGTGTCCTCGCACTGGCTAACACCTACAAGGACGACATGGAAATCTATTTCCCCCACAACCTTGACTTCCGTGGCCGTGTCTACCCCTTGACTCAGTTGAGTCCGCAGGGCAATGACTTTACTAAAGCTCTCATTGAGTTTGCCGAAGGGGTGCCTCTGGGCGATAATGGGCACACGTGGCTTGCCTTTCAGGGTGCAAACTGCTACGGCCTTGATAAGAAACCCTTTGAAGAGCGTATTGCATGGGTCTATAGCAACACCGAAATGATTCTGTCGATTGCCAAGGATCCCTTGCAGGATCTCCGATGGACTGAGACGGATTCCCCTTGGGAATTCCTTGCGTTCTGTTTTGAATGGGCGGACTATCTGGATAAGGGCGACTCGTATGTGTCTCACCTCCCGATTGCATTCGATGGCTCCTGCTCTGGCTTACAGCATTTCTCTGCGATGCTTCGGGACGAAGTCGGTGGGGAAGCTGTCAACCTCATGCCTGATGATAAGGTTCACGACATCTATGGCATCGTTGCTACCAAGGTCACTGAGTTGCTTAAAAAGGACTATGACAATGGTACCGATGACACTATGGCTAAAACTGAGGACGGTGACGATTACCTTAAGAAGGGCACCCGTAGCATGGCCACGGAATGGCTCAAGCATGGCGTAACCCGCAAGGTGACTAAGCGAAGCACCATGACCCTTTGCTATGGCTCTAGTAAATTTGGCTTTGCTGAACAGGTTTTGGAAGATACTATTTACCCCGCTCTTGCAAAGAATCCCACGGCCTTCAGTCGTCCTAGCCAGTCCGCTAGGTACATGGCTGGACTGATTTGGGAAGCCCTGCAGGGTGTCGTAGTGAAAGCTGTGGAGGCTATGGGTTGGCTACAGGTTGCAAGCGGCTTACTCGCTCAGGACAAGGACATTAACGGCCAATCCCTGCCTACCTATTGGATTACTCCTGCTGGGTTCCCTGTAAAACAGAAATACAACAAGGTTGTGCTCAAGCAACTCAGGACGTTCACTACTGGGACTATTCGAGTCAAGGAGCCCTTCAAGGAAGATAGTCAGATCGAGGAAGGTGCCTCTATCAACCCCGTGGTGTACGAAAGCACCCCCGATATTGACACTCGAAAGCAGAAGCAGGGTATTGCACCCAACTATGTCCATAGCATGGATGCGTCCCACTTGATGCTTACGGTGTGCTCTTGTGTCGACAAGGGGGTTAAGTCCTTTGCGATGATCCATGACTCCTATGGTGCTCCTGCGGGGCATGGCGACATCATGTTCACGACTGTTAGGGAAGTGTTTGTAGATACCTACAGCAACAATGATGTTCTGCAGGATCTTCATGACCACATTGAAAACCTTTTGTCTCCTAAGATGGTCGACAAGCTCCCTAAGATTCCCGCAAAGGGAAATCTTGATCTTGAGCGAGTCAAGGAGTCCATGTACGCCTTTAGCTAACCCCCGCTAATAAAATCCATACTCCTAGGGAGAGTAACAAAGCCTCCCTAGGTTAAACAAACCCCAACTAATAAAATCAATACTCCTAGGGAGAGTAACCAAGTCTCCCTAGGTTAAACAGCTAGATCTCTAGCAACAAACAAGGAAGTAATTAAATGTCTAGCAACAACAATCGTTTCACTACCCCCAAGGGTCTCGCACAGTATCCCGCTCTCAAGACCCCGGATACTAAGTTCAATCCTGATGGCGACTATAAGGTCAATCTTGTCATGGAAGATGATGAGAAGACTAACGCCCTCGTGTCTAAGCTCGAAGCAATCCTTGAGGACTTCTATGAGAATGACGACAACGTCAAGCAGGCCATTGCAAAGGGCCGCAAGGTGGTGACTCAGGACATCTACGAAAAGGATGAAGAAGGCCGCATTGTGATGAAGTTTAAGCAGAAGGCGGTCATTACGAAGAAGGATGGTTCTAAGATTACCGTCAAGATCCGACAGTTTGACTCTAAGGGTAAGCCCCTTGATGTCAACATCGGTCGAGACAGTGTCATCAAGGTGTGCTTCAGTGCAAACCCGTATTACATGCCCTCTACGCGTACCTGTGGGCTTTCCCTGCGACTTCTCGCAGTTCAGGTTATCTCTCTGAATGAGTTCGGTGATTCCTCTGCGTCCTCTTATGGCTTTGAAGAAGAAGAAGGCTATACCGGCGATGAGCACGAGGATTCCTATAAGAGCTTTGAAGATGTTGACGACGACGTTCCTGGAGATTTCTAAATGACTAAGTTTACTTTCGGCCATAAGCTTCGTGAAGGACTCGGCATCCTCCTTACTGAGGAAGGTCTTGAAAAGGCTCTTGAGTCCGCAATTGAGACTTACAACTGGCACACTGAAAAGGACGGTAAGGCACCAAGTGGCTTCTATTGCTCCTTCTCTGGTGGCAATCAGAGTTACTTCAAGAGCAACACCGCCTTCTATGATGCTAAGTTCATCTATGAAGTGATGCCCTACTCGTTTACGTTCAATGTCAATGTTGAGGATCTTATCTTTGAAGACAAAGAAGGTGTCGAGTACGATAAGCCTTATAGGCTTGAGGAATTCTTTAACAAGGATCTTAGTGGTGTTGAGGGTGCCTGCGTCCTTGTCATGTTTAAGGGTGATTTTGAAGCCTTAGAGTGCTTCTGTCGTCCCGACCTACTGGTTGGTCAGATTCTGAGTCATAAGGATGATGACTACTTCATTCGTGTCAATGGTCATAGTTGTGTATATGACATCCATAGCAATGAGTTTTCTGAAGAATGTAAGGTTATGCTCCCTTCTCGTAGCAACCTGCTTAAGGAGCATGAAGAGTAATAAATGACTACCCGTAGTGCGGCCTATAGCAAAAAGAGGATGCACAACAGGGGAACTTACCGAAGTGGCCTTGAGGAGAAAGTCTCAGACTCCCTCAGGGCCTTCGGCATTGAGCCTCATTATGAGGAGAAGTATCTGGAGTATATTGTGCCCGAAAGTAAGCACAAATATACTCCTGACTTCGTTTTGCCTAATGGGATTCTCATAGAAACTAAAGGTGTATGGGATTCTGAAGATAGGAAGAAACATATTTTAATTAAGGCTCAACACCCCGAGTTGGACATTCGCTTTGTCTTTAGTAGATCCAAAACCCCTATTTACAAAGGAAGCAAAACAACTTACGCTTCCTTTTGTGAAAATAATGGGATCAAGTATTCAGACAAAACAATCCCCCTTGAATGGATCAAAGAGGATCCCAAGGTAATCCCTGATGGGATTCTTATTAATAAAGGTTAATTAAAATATGGTTTCTTTCAAGGCTCCGACGATTGAGGAGCATAAATCTTTTGTCTCTTATAAGAATAGAGAGACTACTAAATATCTTGTCGTTCACTGCTCTGCCACTCAGAATGTGCCTTCTTTTACGTGGAAAACCATTGATCAGATGCACAGACAGCAGGGGTGGTTGGGTATTGGTTACCACTTTGTAATTCGTACTGACGGCACCATCCAGAGAGGTAGGCCCCTAGAGGCCATCGGTTCCCACGTAAAGGGTTACAACAACTGCTCCGTTGGTATCTGCCTCATTGGTGGTGTGGATTCTAAGGGCAAGTCCGTAGACAACTTTACAGAGGAGCAGAAGGAGTCTCTTAAGTGTCTGCTGGACTATCTCAGAGGTTACTATAAAGATGAAGTCACTGTACTTGGCCACAGAGATTTTGCAGGCGTCAACAAAGACTGTCCTTGTTTTGATGTTAAGGGATGGTATAAGGGCGCTAAGTTTGCTCGGTATGAAGATACTGAGGCGTTCTGGACTAAGGTAGTCTTCTCTAAGGGTGTCTTTAAGGACTTTAATGGAGACCCTGAAGAAGGGGATATTGTCCGAATTGAATAAAATCAATACTCCTAGGGAGAGAGTATGCAGTACGTGAAATCTCTTATGGTTATCCTTGCGTTCATTCTTGGACTGGCTCTAGGTGAATCTATTGAGGAAAAAAGAAATCAAGAGATTCTCCTAGAGGAGCAACGGACTCACTTAACGGAACTAAAGACTCTACAGGAAAGAAAGGATGCAACGATTAACTTACTTCTTAAAGACATGGCTACCGCTGATGCTGTGCAATCTGCTATTGATAAGCGGGTTAACCGCCTGCAGTACAACATCAATGCAGGAAACAAAGCCATCATGCAACATACCGATAGAGCTTATGCAGAGTCAATCATCCAGTGTAGAAACCTACTGTCAGAAGGTGCAGAACTACACGGGGAAGGTGTTAAGATACTCAGAGACACCAATAGACGACTTGAAGCAATAATTAACTTACACAACGTGCCCCTGAAATAGTCTTCTAAACTATCGGCATAAAACATCGGGAAGTAGCCAAGAGGTTTTAATATGGTTGAATTTATTACACTCAACCCGCATCTTCAAGAAATCATATCTAACATTAAAACTGAACTTGATTTACAAGATCAGTTGCTAGTGACAGATGAAGATGAAGATACAGGATGTCCTATAGAAAATCTATATAAAGCTTCTTTAGAGAAAGAGAAAGCTCTCTATACTTACTTAGGGGCTGAAATCTTTAATAACTATCTAGAGAATGATATAGACTTCTATAAAAAATCTATTAAAGATACCAAACCTAATTAAAATAACTCTCCTTAGCTCAGTTGGATAGAGCATATGCCTTCTAAGCATACGGTCACAGGTTCGAATCCTGTAGGAGAGGCCAAATACGCCGTTTGATTGTACTCCTCTCACTATAAGAGAAGTGAGGAAGTCCTACGGCCCTTAAGAGTGTCAGGTCGCAACTGACTAGGATGTCTACCGAAATAGATCCGAATGGGGGCAACGGTTACCCCAACAGGCCCTAGTGGTGAAATGGTATACACAACTGACTTAGGATCAGTGGAGAAGCAAGGCTCGTGAGGGTTCGATTCCCTCCTAGGGCACCACATTTTATTTTTTAAAAGAGGCTATTATGCAGACTCAGAAGGAACTTGATCGCATGGAATCTGATTGGGAAGCTCGTTGGGAAGACGAGTATCAGGAGTATCTTGAGTCCCTTGATGATGAAGACGATGAGGATGAAGATGACGACTATGATGAGGAAGATAATGACTACTAAAGTTGGGGAAAGTGAAGCCCTTTGCATCTGCCATCAGGATAATCTCTATACGTTCGTCCTTAGGTATCCTAGGATGATCCATAGTGAATTCATGACGCACAGAATGTTCTCACGGAATGCTAGTAGCTCTCGTGCTATCCCTGTGAATAAGGTTATTGAACAGGTTGATAGCAAGCCTGTAGTCCCGACTAAGGTCTACATGAATAAAGCTGGTATGGTAGGGGATGTAGAGGCTCCTATTGATGTAGCTACAGACTTCTATAATCTTTGGCTTGACGCGGCCCGTAACGCCGTGGAAACGGCCAAGTGTATGGAAAAGCTCGGTATCCATAAGCAACACATTAACCGAATACTTGAGCCCTTCCAGTACATTAACGTGATTGTGACTGCTACTGATTGGGATAACTTCCTTAATCTTAGGCTTGCCAGTGATGCACAGCCTGAGATGCAGGATCTTGCAAGGGCCATTAAGGGTGAGATGGACAAGGTAGGCAATAAGATCATTAGTGTCTACCGTATTTGTGGGAAGTACGTTAGTCTTCCCTTTATCACCCAAGAGGAAGTCGACAGTCATTGCATGAACTCGTTTAGTTCCTCTGAAGTCCTCATTGATGATCTCATGCTGATCTCCTCTGCACGCTGTGCTAGAGTGTCTTATAATAACCATGACGGCTCTTGTCCTGACGAACACAAGGACAAGAAGCTGGCACGAAGGCTTCTCGATGCAGGCCATATGTCACCCATGGAGCACCCCTGTATTTGGGCAGGAGACATGCGGTACCATAAAAACCTGTACGGTTGGAAGAACCTTCGTTGTAAACTCGGTCGATAAAAGATGAATAAAGAGAGTACATTCCTTTATCATGAACCTTGTCCTAAGTGTGGCTCCTCTGACGCCTGTGGCGTCTTTAGTGATGGCCATAGGTTTTGTTATTCTTGTAATACTTATTTTAGACCTGATGGGTCTGTAAAGAGTGAGGTGGTTAGAGTGTCTAAGGATTGTATTCCTCTAGGAGATCTTGAAGAGGTTTCCCTTACTAAGCGTTGTATTAGCAAAGATACTTGTTCTAAATTCAAGTATTTTTCTACCGTTTACAAAGGGAAGCCTTGCCAAGTAGCGTGTTACTACGACGATTCGGGGAACCTTGTGGGGCAGAAGCTCAGGTTCCCCGATAAGTCCTTTGCTGTCCTTGGGAGTATCTCTAATAGGCTTTATGGTTCCCAATTGTGGGCTAGTGGTAAGAAGATCGTCATTACTGAAGGTGAGATTGATTGTCTTACTGTGAGCCAACTTCAGGGTAATAAGTGGCCTGTTGTGAGTATCCCTAATGGGGCACAAGGGGCAAAGAAGGCTATTGAGGCCAACCTTGAGTATTTAGAAAATTTCGAAGAAGTCATCCTGATGTTTGACATGGATGATCCGGGTAGAAAAGCAAGTGAAGAGTGTGCAAAGATACTTCCTGCAGGTAAGGCATATATTGCTAATCTTCCTTGTAAGGATCCTAATGAATGCCTTAGTGAAGGTAAGGGTCCTGAGGTTCTTCAAGCTGTATGGAATGCCAAGCCATATAGACCCGACGGAATCGTTTCAGGTACAGACCTCTATGAGAAGTGCGTAACTGACATTGATGACCTCAAGGATTCTGTAGAGTACCCTTGGGTTGCACTTCAGAACAAAACTAAAGGAGCTAGACATGGTGAACTGTATGTCTTCACAAGTGGTAGTGGAATGGGTAAATCCACAATCCTCAGAGAACTCGAATACTACTTTGGTGTTCAGCGGGGAGAACTTTGCGGAATTGTTGCTCTTGAAGAATCTACTCGAAAAACTGGGTTGGAACTCATGTCGATTCATCTCAATAAGCGACTCATACTCGACCCTGAGGGTGCAGATGAAGATGAACGAGGCAGAGCTTTTAATGAAACAATTGGGAATGGAAAATTTTTCCTATACGACCATTTTGGCTCACTTGATTCAGGTAATTTGCTTAGTAAGATTAGGTATATGATTGTGTCCCTTGGATGCAAGCGTATCTTCCTTGACCATATCTCCATTGTGGTCTCTGGCATGGATGCCGATGAGGATGGCGGTGAGCGTAAAGCTATTGACAAGCTCATGACAAACCTTCGTTCCCTTGTGGAAGAGACTGGAGCTACCATGTTCGTAGTATCTCATTTAAAGAGGCCCGATAAGAAAGGGCATGAAGAGGGGGGACAGGTCTCTCTATCGCAACTTCGAGGCTCCGGAGCTATAGCGCAATTGTCAGATATGGTTATTGGCCTTGAGCGAAATCAACAAGGAGATAATCCTAATGTTCTTACTATCAGGGTCCTTAAAAACAGATTTTGTGGTTTGACTGGTGTAAGCGGTCAACTTAAATATAACACCGAGACTGGGAGGTTGGAGGAATATGGAGAAGGAGAAGAATGCCCCTTTACTGCTGACACTGAGTTCTAAGAAGTGTGCTTGCTGTGGCGAAGTTAAGCCTACTACGGAGTTCGTAAGGCATAAGAACCGTAAAAAGTGGGGGTTTACCTATTGATGCAAAGAATGTAGAAATAAAAAGTCTAGGAAGTATCGCCTAGAAAACCCAGAGAAGGTTAGGGAATCCGTTAAGAAAAGTGCCATTAAGAAAAAGTACGGCATTACTGCAGAGGATAAAGAGAGGATGCTTAAAAACCAAGGTTACAAGTGTGCTATCTGCGGTGAAGAGATCTTTTTGTTTGGAGATTCGAAGAATAGAAATAAAATAGCCCACGTAGACCACGACCACAAGACAGGTAAGGTTAGGGGTCTACTCTGTAATGATTGTAATAGAGGGATAGGACTTTTAAAAGATAATCCTCTGTTCCTAGCTAATGCAATTAAGTATCTAGAAAACTAATTATTCTTAGCAAAGCTATTTAGGGAATAGAAAATGCTGACAATTAAAGACAAATATATTGTATTCGATATTGAAACTGATGGGTTGCTCGATACAACCAAGAGGTTTTGGTGTGGTTGGTTGTACGACTCCTATACTGATTTGTACACTGGCTATACTGATCTTGATGAGTTCTTTGATGCCCTGAATAAGTATGGTACTAGTGGGTACAACATCGTCGGTCACAATATCTGCAAGTTCGACATCCCTGCTCTTAAGAAGCTCAAGGGTGAGAGGTTTGATTTTGATGTTCGAGATGTCTGTATTGACACTCTTGTTCTTGCTCGTCTGATCTACTCGAACATCAAGGACACTGACGTTGGTCTTATGCGTTCTGGAAAGCTCCCTAAGGCTCTCTATGGTTCCCACAGCTTGAAGGCTTATGGTTATCGTATGGGTGAACTGAAGGGCACCTATGGCGAACATGAGGACGCATGGGACAAGTTCACTCATGAGATGTATGAGTACAACAAGCAGGACGTTGTGGTTACCCTTAAGCTCTTCAATAAGCTGATGGCTAAGGGTTACCCTTTGAAGGCTATCCAACTTGAGCATGACATTGCTTGGGTGATGGCTAAGCAAGAACGCAATGGGTTTGTCTTTGATAAAGATCAAGCAGTCAAACTCTATTCCGAATTGTCAGGTAAGCGACAGGTTCTTTATGAGAACCTTGTTTCAAAAGGTGGATCTTGGACTGTCTATAAGGGAGACAAGATCTACAAGCGAGATAACGCTAAGCGTGGCATTAAGGCAGGTGTCCCTTATCCTCAGTATGAAGAGGTGACCTTTAACCCCAATAGTCGCCAACACATTGCCAAGGTTCTCATGGATCGAGGCTGGGAGCCTACTGAAATGACTCCTACGGGTGCCCCTAAGGTTGACGAAGAGACTCTGAAGACTGCTAAGGGTATTGACATTACTGAGGACATCTTGGAGTATTTGCTTATTAACAAGCGTATTGCACAGCTTGCTGAAGGTGACAATGCGTGGCTAAAGTTGATGAAGGAGGATCCTGATGGTTACACTCGCATTCACGGTTCTGTTAATCCTAATGGGGCTGTCACTGGTCGTGCAACTCATGCTTATCCTAATGTTGCACAGGTACCTGCAGGTAGATCTCCTTATGGGGAGGAATGTAGGTCTCTTTTTAGAGTCCCTACTGGATGGTATGAGGCGGGCATCGACGCTTCAGGTCTTGAGCTTAGGTGCTTTGCTCATTTTCTCTACCCTTATGACCATGGGGAATACGTGAATGAGATCTTGAATGGTGACATTCATACTCATAATCAGAAGATGGCAGGGTTGCCTACAAGAGACAACGCCAAGACGTTTATTTACGGTTTTTTGTATGGAGCAGGCGACTCAAAGATTGGTGAGATCGTTGGTGGATCTTCGGCTGATGGTAAGCGCCTAAAGGAAAAGTTCTTTCAGTCTGTTCCTGCTATTAAGCAACTTCGTCAGGATATTGAAAGGACTCTCATTACATCCTCTGAATGGGTCGGAGGTGTCAATAAGGTAACTTGGAGGAAACGTGCTCACCCTGATAACAGTAATCTTAGTATTACTCACAGTATTCTTGGGCTTGATCGTCGCGTTGTTTATGTGCGAAGCCCTCACTCGGCTCTGAATACCCTGTTGCAATCTGCAGGTGCCCTTATCTGCAAGAAATGGGTATGCCTTATTGAGGAGAACATGCGTAAAGCTGGGTACAAGCACGGTTGGGATGGTGATTTTGCCATGATGGCATGGGTGCATAAACCACATTGTGCACATTAAAGTAGGTTAATTCGGGGAAACCCCACGTGGGCAATCCCGAGCTAAACATTGGAGGAACTATGCGTGGTAAACCTATGGTCTTGATTCAGGATCAAAACGGTTGCATAGTCTCCACATCACATAGACTGAATCATGATGGTTATCTAAGGATTAGAGATCACAGGTATAAGGGTAAAGGTAGAAAGCCCTTGATTATGGCTCACAGACTTGTATGGGAAGAAGCTAAAGGCGAAGTCCCTGAAGGCTATGAGATTCATCACAAGTGTCATAATCGTGCCTGTTGTAACCTTAGTCATCTTGAGCTAGTTAAGATCGTAGACCATAAAGTCGAACATAACTCTACTAGATATGCCGATAGAAAGGCTAAAGCTAAGGAGTATTGGAAACTTTATAAGTGTACGGGTACTAAGCTAGGAGAAGTCTTTGGTGTCTCGTTTTCCTCTTCCTGTAGGTGGATTCGAGAATGGAAGTGTAGAGACTAGGTATATACCGTAGGGGCTAGGGGTGAGATTCCCCTAGTCTCGAAATGCCTACTACAGCTAATACCAATAGGCTGTAAAGAGATAGTCCGACACCCGTAGCAATATGGGAAACGGTAAGGATGAGGTTCAGGTAGCTTGTAGAACAAAGGAAATCGCAGAGGACTGCGTAAGGATTGCACAGGAATCCATGAGGCAGACTCAGAAGTTCTTTAATTTTAACTGTCAGTTGGACACCGAAGGTAAGATTGGTGCCAATTGGTTCGATTGTCACTAAGGAGTGGTTATGATTCGTAGACCTATGACCGTAGAAGAGATTGAAAGGGTTCTTAAGAAGCATGAACCTAAGGAGGTAATGGCTTTGTGTAAGAACCCCAAAAAGAGTGTTGTTGACATTAAGTGGCTCTATAAGACGGATCCCGTTTATGGGTTCGCAGGTGGTGCCGAAGTTCGATTGAACGGTAAACTGCTTTTTAAGCACGTTCCAAATCCCTGTAAACTCTATGAAGACTGGACTGACAAAGAAATCTTTTATGAGATTCTTGAACGTCTTGGTTATGAAGTTGATTGGGAAGAAGAGAGTGTTTACTATGAGGGACCTCAGAAAGAAAATGAATAAGTATCTTAGTTTTCTTAAGTATATTGACCAGAACAATCCGAAATTTCAGGCGGACTTCTGTCGTGAGAATGCAAAGCTGATTGCCGAGGCGGCCTCTAGGGGCCACATTACTTGCCTTAATTACTATAGTGAGGCCACTAATTATTGGAAGCTCACTTGTAAGGCATATGCTATTCTTAAGGCTTGTGAATAATGAGATATGCTTTTGTAGACGGTGATATCCTAGCCTTTAAGGCATCCTCTGCTGTCCAGAAGGATATCGACTGGGGTGATGGTCTTTGGACTTGTCATGCCGAAGTAGATGACGCATGGGATTACTTTACCGACATGCTTATTGCTATTGATGAGAAGCTGAATAAGCATTTTGTTGGTGAAGAGATTACCTATGTATTCTGTTTCTCCGATGAGGATAACTTTAGGAAAGCCTACAATCCTGACTATAAGTCCAATAGGCGATCTAGTCGTAAACCTTGTTGTTACAAATGTCTCGTAGACAAGATTAAAGAAACCTACACTTCTTATACAGTCAAGTATCTTGAAGCTGATGATGTTGTGGGTATCTACTGCACTAGCCCTGTCTATAAAGATATTTGTGTCGCAGTGTCTATGGACAAGGATTTCAAGACAATCCCCGGTTACTTCTATGATTTCGGCAATGATGTCCTGCATAACATCACTGAGAAGGACTCCAAGAAATGGCTGTGCTATCAGACACTAGTAGGGGACGTTACAGACGGCTATAAGGGGTGTCCCACTTATGGCCCTGTGAAAGCCAATAAGCTCCTTAATGGGCACCATGATTCTGAATGGTGGCCTGAGGTTTTGAAAGCCTTTAAGTCTCAGGGTCTTACTGAAGAGGATGCCATTAGAGAGGCAACAATGGCTAGAATCTTGCACTATGAAGATTACCCTCTAAGTGAATCTGAGGGTCTACCTAAGAAGTACAATCCCTTTTAATCAATACTAATACCCCTAGGGCTATTTTTAATTAAATCAATAGTCCTAGGTAGGAGGAAGACATGAACAAAGAAGTAGAAGAAAACAACGTTGTTGAGGAAGAAGAGTTTCCTTATGTTCCTAAGGATCTCATTGAGAAACTTGAGGATGTCTTTGACATTCGAAAGATGATTTGGTATGAAAAGAGTAATGAGACTCTTCTAGGTATTCAACAGGTTGTTACCTACCTTAGACATAAACACGATAAACAGAATGGAGATAATTAATGGGTGGACTCTTTAGTAAACCTAAGGTTCCCGATGTTAAGGTTCAGGCTCCTGCCATTGAGCAACCTGTGCTCGAACCTGAGGCTCCTGAAATGGGTGCTGAAGAAACTGCAGAACACAAGAAGAACAAGGGCAAGAAGGCTCTGAGGATTGACTATGTGGGTTCTGGAAGAGGGACTAACGTCCCTAAGTAACGTATCTAGGATTGGTGTCTTACAACCCAGTGATGGAGACATCCTAGAGCAGATCATCGACAAGGGTGCAAAGATCATCAAAGATGACCCTGACTCCCTCCCTTTCATTAAGAAATATGCTGATGTACGTGTAGTACGTAGGTTTCTTAAGGGTGTCATTAGTGGTGAATTTGAAGACTTCATCATCCTTGTTTTCTATAACAAAGAAAATGCTCTCTCGGGTGCATCCCTAGTGTCTAGGGGGAGACCTTGGTATGCACCTGAGGGAGTAACTTTTCTAAATGAAGAGTGTTCTGTAGCTTTCCAAAAGGGTTTGGGTTTGTCTAGAGCAATGGCTTATGTGCTTGAAAAGAGAGCAGGTATTGACGTAAAACTCCTAGCCTTCTCTAATGCTAATACGCTCAACAACAAGATGTTGGAAAATACTTTTGAGAAACACTTGGGTTACTCTTCATACAAAACTTTTTACAAGGAAATTTAATGGGATTTTTTAGTAAGGTCACTAAGCCTTTCAAGAAGGTTGTCCACAAGATTACGGGTATAGGCAATAGTGGTCAGAGTGCCCCTGAGGCTCCTACGCCTGCTCCTGAGCTTGATCTCACGAACCCTGAGGGTGAAGCTGAGAAGAAGGAAGAAACCGAAAAGGTTCAGCTACGTAAGGGCAAGAAGGGACTTAGAATCAAGAAGGCGGGGAATGCTGAGGTGTCTGCAGGTGCAGGCCGTAACCTTGTCTAAGATGGAGGGTTATGATGGTTGGTAATCAATCATTGAATGATGGATGGGACGGTTGGAATGGCAACTAGTGAACATACCGCAGGCAATATCCCCCTTGAAGGAGCTAAGACGACCTATGACAAACTCACGACAGACAGAGACCCATACACTCAGAGAGCAGAAAAGTGTGCGACCTATACGATCCCTATGCTCTTTCCTAAGGAGTCTGATGATGGTGGTACTAACTATTCCACTCCTTACAATTCTGTGGGTGCTAGGGGTCTTAACAATCTTGCCTCTAAGCTTCTTCTTTCTCTGTTGCCTCCTAATCAACCTTTCTTTAGACTGGGGTTGGACTCGGAGTCTACGGTAGCTCTTAATGAGTCTGCTGATGACCAGCTGAAGGACAATATCGAATACGGTTTGTCCATGATGGAACAGCAGATGATTAAGTACATGGAGTCTCAGTCTCTTAGACCGACTCTGTTTGAAGCTATTAAGCAACTTATCATTGCAGGCAATGCACTTCTATTTCTGCCTCCTGCTGAAGGTGGTATGAGGTGCTACACTCTTCGTGAGTACACTGTTCAGAGAGACACTATTGGCAATGTCCTTCAGATTGTTGCTAAGGACACTGTTTCCCGTGGTAGTCTTCCTGATTCCATGCAGTCTGTTCTCCCAGATTCTGGTGAACCGACTATCAACGAAAAGGTCGACATCTATACTCACATTTACCGAGTAGCTAGTGGCGACACCTATCAGTGGGAATCCTATCAGGAGATTGAAGGTGAGCCTGTCGCAGGTAGTGAGCAGACTTATCCTGCAAACAAGAGTCCTTGGATTCCTCTTAGATTCAATAAGAAGGACGGCGAGCACTACGGTAGATCCTTTGTTGAGGATTACCTAGGCGACCTTGTTTCTCTTGAGAACCTTTCTAAGAGCATTGTGGATATCTCCATGATTGCCTCGAAGGTTCTCTACCTCGTGTCTCCTGCTTGTCAGACCAACATCAGGGCTTTGGCTAAGGCGGCGAACGGTGCTTTTGTTAGGGGTCGTATGGAGGACGTTGTTCCCATGCAACTCAATAAGAGCATGGATATGCAGACGGTACTCACTACTGCTCAACAGATTGAGTCTCGTTTGTCTTATGCGTTCCTCTTGAACTCTGCAGTCCAGAGTGGTGCTATGGGCAGAGACAGAGTTACCGCAGAAGAGATTAGGTACGTTGCGGGTGAGCTAGAGGATACCCTAGGGGGTGTCTATTCTCTCCTGTCTCAGGAGCTACAGCTTCCTCTTGTTGCTTGTGTCTACAATCAGATGCAATCTCAGGGTTTGCTCCCTGTGGTTGACGAGAGTATTGCAGAGATTGAGCCTACCATCATCACGGGTATTGATGCCCTTGGTCGAGGACAGGATCTTAATAATCTAGCTCAGGCTTTGCAGTTGATGCAACAGTTTCCTGAGTTTATGCAGGCTCTTAACGTTGGCAATCTTGCTACTAGGATTTTTGCGGCGGCTCATATTGACGCTACGGGTCTAGTTAAGACTCCTGAAGAACTTCAGGCAGAACAACAGGCCGCTATGGAACAGTATGCCCAGCAACAGGGTATTGACGCAGGTGCACAGATGGCTGTCAATGAAGCACAGCTAGGACACTAGCACAGCTAGGACACTAGCACAGCTAGGACACTAGCACAGCAGGCACCTGAATAACTAAAGGATAACTAATGACTGACTTTAATGAACCTCAGTCTCTCACTGAGGAGGCTGAAGCACAGGGTATCGAGATCATTGAGTCTTCTACGACTCAGATTGAGGTTGACCCTGATATTGGAGACCCCCTTCTTCAGAACGAAAAGTCGGGGGAAGAACATAATGAAGAACAAGCTAATGGAACTGAAGGCCACGCTGATGATGTGGCTGTTCATGATCGAAATGAAGATCAAGAGAATCTTCAGGAAGAAGTAGACAAGCACGAAAAGGCTATTGATGCCGTGAAGGCCTCCCTTAAGGAAAAGGGTGTTGACTTCAATAAGGCTGTCCGAGAATATCAGGAGTATGGTAAGCTCTCTGATGAAACCGTTGCTGAACTTGAGAAGGCAGGTTATCCTTCTGAGGTTATCGAGGGTTTCATTGAGAGTCGAAAGGCTCTTGAATCTCGCTTCACTGAAGCTGTTTATGATTCCGTAGGGGGTACTAAGGAGTACAATCGTATTGTCGATTGGGCATCCAAGAATCTCCCTCAGAAGACGATTGACTCCTTTAACAGGGCAATCGACAACAATAATCTTGAAGCTGTCTCCCTCATGCTTGAAGGCATGAAGTCTAAGATGGTTTCCAAGATGGGTACCGCTAATAAGTCTATTCATGGTGGTACGGCCACTCCTGTGAATCGTCCTAAGGGGTTTGCAAACAAATCTGAAGTGATCGAGGCTATGAGCGATAAGCGCTATGGCAGGGATCCTGAATACACCCGACAGGTCGAACAGAGAATGTGGGCCACTAGCGTCTAATTTTATTCAATAACAACAATCTTATAATTTTTCAAAAGGAAAATAATTAAAAATGGCTGCTCTTGCTGCTACTGGTATTTCTAATCCTGGTCAGGCTCTCTCTGCGGGCGATCGTGATGCACTCTTTATGAAGGTCTTCACGGGTGAAGTTCTGACTGCTTTCTCCCGCACCTCCGTTATGATGTCTCGCCATCAGGTTCGAACGATCTCGCATGGTAAGAGTGCTTCGTTCGCTATCATGGGCCGTACCCGTGCTAAGTATCTTGCTCCGGGTAACTCCCTTGATGACCAGCGTAAGAAGATGGAACACAATGAACGTGTCATTGCTATCGACGGTCTCCTTACGGCTGACTGCCTTATCACGGATATCGACGATGCGATGAACCATTACGACGTTCGAGTCGAGTATTCCCGTCAGCTCGGCGAAGCTCTCGCTATGGGTGCTGACTGTGCTATTATCAATGAACTTGCCAATGAGGCCGCTAAGGACGCTACGTTCAAGAACGGTAATATTCCCGACAATGGTACTGGCGCTGACAAGGTTCTCGGTACGGGTAAGGCTTTTGAGTTCGTTACGGGTCTTGCTGTCTCTCAGGAAGCTGAGTATGGCAATAAGATCCTTGAGGGTCTCCTTGCGGCTCGTGCCCAGATGACGAAGAACTACGTCCCGCAGGGTGACCGCTATTGCCTTCTCACGCCTGAAGGTTACTCTGCTGTCATGAAGGCTCTTATGCCTGATGCGGCTAACTATCATGCCCTCTTTGATCCGAACACGGGCAAGCTCCAGACGATTTGCGGCTTTGAAGTCATTGAAGTTCCGCACCTCCTGAACGAGGGCGTTGATGGTAAGCATGCTCTTAACGCTAAGATCAAGACTGCGGGTCTTCAGGGCATTGTCTTCCACCGCTCCGCTGTTGGTACGGTTAAGCTGAAGGATCTCGCTATGGAACGTGCTCGTCGAGCTGAATATCAGGCTGACCAGATCATTGCCAAGTACGCGATGGGCCATGGTGGTCTTCGTCCCGAAGCTGTCGGTATCTTTGTTCAGACTGCTCAGGCTGAAGAATAAATGACCATTGAAGAAGTAAAGAAGGCTTACGAGACTACTTACTTCTGTCAGGTGCACAAGTGGGGGTACCAGCTTACCCCCGAGGAGGCTCAGAAACTGGGTCTCCTTAGTGCAACTGCAAAGCCTGTTAAGCCTCGAAGAACCGTCGAAAAGAATAACAACAAGGAAGAATAATGATTGTCACTCCTAGCACTGAACTTGATGCAGTAAATGAAATTTTGTCATCCGTAGGCTCTAGTCCTGTTAATTCTCTTGAGGATGATGCTAATGTGGATGTTCTGAATGCTGTAAGAATCCTTAAGGCTGTCAGTCAAGAGATCCAGTCTAGGGGTTACAGCTTTAACACTCTCACCAGTGTTACCTTGGAGCCTGACTCTTTTACTAACAAAGTTGCTTACGGTAGAGACTTCCTTAGGGCTGTCTCTACTAGCTATAAGTTCGTAAGCAGAGGAGGCTATTTTTATGATCTTGATTCAGGGGCTCTAGAGTTCCCTGAAGGCATCACTCTGGATGAACTTGTCAGGGAACTTCCTTTTGAGGAGCTTCCTCAGGTCTTCAGAAAGTATATTACTGTTAGAGCCAGTAGAGTATTTCAGATGAGGTATCTTACATCTGCTGATATTGATGCACATCTTCAATTGGAAGAGAGTGCGGCTTATGCAGATATTGTAGACTATGAACTGACGGATGGTAATTACAATATCCTCAATGATGACCAGTTCATTAGCCAGCAGACTCAGAGGAGCTAAACATGCCTCTAGTATCTCAAAGCATTCACTCATTTAAGGGTGGTGTCTCTCAACAACCTGACATCATCAGATTCCCCGATCAGGTAACTGAGCTTATCAACGGGTTCCCTAATGAAGTTGAGGGTCTCCAAAAGAGACCTCCGACTCTTGCAGTCAAGCGTTTGTCCGACCGTGTTGATGCTACAAAGAAGAAGTACCATGTAATTAATAGAGACGAACAGGAAAAGTACATTCTCCAGATGGGGTCTGGTGAGTATAAAATTTTTGACCTTAATGGTGTGTCTAAGGCTTGTACGTTTGAAGATGATGAGTCCAAACAGTACATCACCACTAGTGACCCTATGGGCAAACTAAAGGCAGTTACTGTTGCTGACTACACCTTTGTCTTGAACACAGAGAAGGTGGTAGACGCTGTAGAAGGAAGGTCTGATAGTGGTTGGTCTAACACTGCTCTTGTATACATCAAGAACGCTCAGTATGCTAAGACATATGCTGTGTACATCAATGGTGACTATATTTGCGGTGTGATTACACCTGATGGTGGTGAAGCAAAGCAGGCAGTTCAGACCACTACGGCCTTTATTGCTAGAGCACTGTATGCCCTTTTGACGACCGGTAAGAAACCTGACGGAGGTAACCCTGACGTTGGTGGTACCTATGATGCCCTATTGAATCAGGTGGGCGGTAGAGCGTCTATGGGTTACTCTAGGTCTACTGTGAACATCTCTAAATACCAGTGCGCCATAATTGGTGACTCTATGATTACCATTAGGCCAAAGACGGGTGACACTCCTCCTAACATTCTTGTTAAGGACGGATTTGGTAACCAGAACGCTTTTGCCTACATGGGTAAGGTTACGGCTGTTAATAAGCTCCCCCCGTTGGCACCTAATGGTTACATCATGCAGGTGTCTGGCGAGAAGAACTCTGAGGATGACGACTTCTATGTCAAGTGGGATGACTTACATAAAGTCTGGAAGGAGACTGTTGCACCAAGTATTCCAACTGAGATCAATCCTAAGAATATGCCTCATGCTATTGTCAGACAGGAGGATGGAAGTTTTATTCTTAAGAAGCTCCCGTGGGTTGATAGGGGCTCTGGTAATGAAGACACTAACCCTGATCCTTCGTTTATTGGTAGGAAGATTAACGATATCTTTTTCTATCGTAATCGCCTAGGGGTAATCTCGGATGAATCCATTATCCTTAGTGCAACCAACGACTTCTTTAATTTCTGGTTTAAGTCATCTGCGGCTATTGCAGATACTGACCCTATTGACGTTTCTGTCTCCTCGAATAAGGTTGCAATTCTGACTCATGCTGTCCCCTTTGCTAGAGAGCTTATGTTGTTCTCCCGTGAAGGTCAGTTTGTCTTGTCTAGTGATGGCGTCCTGACTCCTAAGAGTGTCAAGTGTGACCAAATCACTAACTTTGACTATGACACGAACGTCCAACCTATCTCTATTGGCCCTTCGATCTTCTTTGTGAATGATCGAGTAAACTACTGTTCTGTGATGCGCTACTACTCCTTGCAGGACGTAGCTGACCTCAAGGATGCTGAAGACGTAGCCTCACATGTGCCTACGTACATCCCTAAGGGCATCACAAGACTCTCTGGGAACACAACTGAGAATGTAGTTACGGCTATCTCTTCTACTACCCCTAATATCGTATACTGTTATAAATTTATTCTTGTTAATGCCACTAGTGAACAGCAGGCTTGGTTCAAGTGGGAATTTGCAAACAAGAATTCTGAGGTTCTCCTAGCGGAGTTTGTTGACTCAGAGATTTATCTTCTCATCAACTCTCCGAATGGTCTGTATCTAGAGAAAGCCTTGCTGACAGGTAATGCCGTTGACTTCTTTGATGAGCCCACTAGGCTCTTTATGGATCGTAAGAAGAAATACACGATTCCTCAGTCTAATAAGTACAGTGACTATGAGGATTACACTGAGGTGTCTCTTATGGATATCTACGGTGCTATCCCGTCTACTAAGGATCATAAGTATTTCATTGTTACTAAAGACGGTTACGTTACTGAGGTTACTGACTGGGATTCCGATGGTGTCTTTAGACTCCAAGGGGACATGAGGGGTGTTGAGGTGTTTGTGGGTCTTACCTACAAATTCTGTGTGACTCTCTCTAAGCAGGCCATTAAGAGGAATACGGATACTGGGGGTGTTATCTCCGAGATTGCAGGCAGACTACAGCTTAGGTACTTCTGGTTTAACTATAGTAACTCTGGTGTATTTGAATGCAAGGTTGATAACGACCTTAAGGAAAAGCACTTTAAGTATAGGTTTACTGGTAGGAACCTTGGAGAATCTCCGACTATCTTGGGTGTCAACAAGGTTTACACGGGTAAATTTAAGTTCCCGATCCAAGACAATAATGATGAAGTAGTCATTACTGTATGCTCCGATAACGTCCAACCTGTTAACCTTATTTCTGGTGGTTGGGAAGGTCTTTACATTAGAAGGAATAGTAGCGTATGAAGTTGAAACCCTTAACTCCTGAGCAGAACAATTTGCTTTGCGACATTGCTATCCATGCTATGGAGAGTTGTGTCTGTAATGAGGTTGAGATCCCCATTGAACATTTTGTTTATGAAGGGGTGTATTACAGAACCTGTTTTATCCCTAAGGATGTAGCTATTATTGGAGCTTACATCCAGATCCCTACTACTGTAATTGTCAGTGGGGATTGTTATGTTACCCTAGGGAATACTGTAGGGAGGCTTAAGGGTTACAACGTCATTCAGGCTGAGAGTGGTCGTAGGCAAGCCTTTAGGGCACTTGAAGACACGCACATTACGATGTGCTTTAGGACTGATAAGGTTGACCTAAGGGAATGTGAGAAAGAGTTTACTCCAGAGTGGATGCTATTAACAACTAATAGAAAGGAATTGATTGAAGAATGAGTGGTGTCGTAATCGGTGTTGGCGCCGCTGTTGGTGCAGTAATTGGTGGTGGTAGTTCTCTACATGGTATCTCTAAGCAGAACCGTAGTATGGTGAAAGCCTTCAAGAAGCAGATGCACTACTTGCAACTAAACTATAACTACAATCAGGCATCACTTGACAGGCAAGAAAGATCCATGTACGACTCTGCCCTAGGCGAGTTGTTTTCTTTGTCTCTTAATGCCTATCAGAGCAACTCACAGATTGAAGCGGCTATTGCTGAGACAGGTCTTGATGGTAGATCTCAAGATAAGATCAAGCAGACAATTAGTGGACAGACTCTAAGACAAGAGACTGCGACTAAAGAAGCCTACCTAAATGACGTATGGAATGTAAGGTTCCAGAAGGACGCCCTTTACATCCAGACTAAGGCATCCGTTGAGCAAGCTAGGGATAACCTCAATAATAATCTTATTGGTGGCTCTAGAGCTTTCCAACAGTTCCTCAGTGGTGCAATCACTGGTGCCGCTATGGGTGCCGCTACTGCAGGTATTGGTAGTGCCGTTGGTGGTGCCCTTGGGGGTGCCGCAGGTGGTCAAACGGGCGGCATGTTAGCGGCTAATATTGGTGTTGATGCTATCAGTAGTGCCGCTCCTACGGTTACTGGTGCAGGTGCCGCAGGTGGTGCGGGAGCTGTTACTGCTGAAAGTTTCTTGGCCTCTTATGGAATTTCGGCTAGTGCTGTGCCGACACTGGGGGCGTCTACCATGGCTTCCACTGGGGCCTCTACCATGGCTTCCACTGGTGCATCTACTGGCGGTAGCTTCCTTGGCAATGTAATGGCTAATTACCAGCAATACAAGCCCTATGTTGACTTCGTACAGCAATGGGCTAACTATTACAACTCTAACCTAACCCCTAGAGAACGAGGAGGTTACTTTTATTAATGGCTTATAAAAATTCAGACGGTAATTCTTCCATTGCCAATCAGTGGGGTCAGTGGAGCTATTTCAACTCTGCTTTGGATAAACTTGGTACGGCTAAGCCTGCTACAATTTCTATCAACGAAAATAATGTAACTATCCCAGAAGCAGACAATTGGCTTGAATGTTTTAAGGACGTTGCTAGGGCTGTTAAAGGCGGTTTTGAGGCTAAGAAGGAGTTGTCCTATAAGTTAGCTGATGATTACCTTAAGTCTCATTCTCTTGAGCAGTACCGTGAAGAGATGACTAAGGGTCTTGTACCGTTCCAAGATGACCCTCTCGCAATGGCTAGACTTAAAGAGTCCCACGGTCAGATGCTATTCCAGTACATCACTGAGGACTTCCAGCGAAGAGTAGACACTAATGAATTTAAAGGAAAGGCTCCCGAAGAGGTTGACGCAGAGTTCTTTAAGTTCATGCGTGAGAATGTGTCCGATGTAGCCAAACAGTTTGGTTATAGCTCTGAGGATGTGTTCTTTAACAGGGGTGTCTTTGCGAACTCTCCTGCAGAACGCATCAAGATGATGACACGTCAGAAAGAAGTTGAACATAAGTTTAACGTTCAGGACATGTTCATCACCGAATCTGCCAAGATTCATGCAATCATCCAGAACGGTGGTAATGCGGAAGCACTTGTTGGTGCCCTTAGGGAAATGGATCTTACCGTTGGTAGGTTCCTTGACCCAGAACATCGAAATAAGTTTTGGACTACTGTCATCAGTTCTCTTGAGAACAGTCCTGAAGGATTCTTTAATCTACAGCAACTTGCAGATTATAAGGATCTCCCGTTTGCTAATGGCGTAACCATTAGGGAATACCTCGGCGAAGATGGTTATAAGGCTTCCCTTATTAATGCTTATAACTATAGGTACAAGAGAGACACGAAGGCATACCTTGACTATCAGAATGGACTTGATAATCTAGCAGATAGTGGTGAGCTTTCCGTGCTTGAGGTCATTAGAAACAGTGAACTGGAAGCTAATGGAAACATCCTTACGGACAGAGTAAAGGACATTGAAAAGGCTGTAGACAGGGCTAGAGAAGTCCAAAGAAGTGCCTTGAGATCCACTGCTGTAAAGGCTCAACAGGAACAAAAGGCTCTTATCAAGCAAAACCTCGCTAAGAAGTTTCTAAAGGATGCGTCACTCGGAAAGGAGCTTAAGAGTAGTGACTCTTATGATCTCTCTTCAGACGATCTAACTGTTGCCTTTGACTCTATGATTGAGAGCGGTGAACTTACTACTGAGGGTGCTCTAGGGGTTGCAAAGAACTCTTCTGTTCCCTTTAGGGACAATCCTGCGAGACGTTATTTCAAGGACAAGGCTGAAGCGGCTAGTGAGAAGCTGACGGGTATTACGGCTGACTATCTCAATAGTGGGATGAAGCCTGAGACTATTCCTAAGGAGCCTCCTGAGGAGATCACTCAGATGATTGAACTGTACCGTACTGATCCTAAGTCTTTCTTGTATGCTACTGGTAGTACCAAGGGCTTCACTGAATCTATCCATGGTGCTATTCTTCTAATGGAAGGTGGTAGGTCTTGGGAAGATGTAGTAAAGAGAACCGCAGGCTTTGAAAAACTCAAGGCTGACTCTAAGGGAAGAGCAAAGATTGAGGGTCTTAGAATCAAGGTTAACACTGGTGTAACTGAGATCTCTAAGGTTATTGGTACCGAGATCGACCAAACAGGTAAAGACTTCATCTATAACATGGCCTGCAGATTTGTAGGCTCTGGTGAGTCTCCTAGTAGAGCCGTAGAGTTGGCTAAGGATGTCTATAGAAATCAGTACGTGACTCTCCTAGGCACTAGTGTCCCTGCTAGAGTGTTCACCTCTAGAGCTTACGGCAATGCTGACCCTAAGATGGCTAAGGAGCTCTTTAGAGAGGAGTTTGACTATGGGGATGACTCCAAATACTCCGTAGACTATAACGAAGAATCTGGAAGACTTGTTGTGTATGAGAAGGGGACGTATACCTACGTCAAGTCTTATACTACTGAGGACATCCAACGTACCCTTGACAAGGCCGCTGAAAGAAAGGCTAAGGAACTTGAAAAGGAAATGAACGCAACTGTCTTTGATAGACTTTCTAAACTAAATAGTGGAACTGACTAATGAATCCTAGACGTAGTGCTTGGGGTGACTTCGAGAATACGGAGCATCCCTATGATGGTATCATTAAGGATACTGCTGAGAGATACGGTTTGAACCATTCTCTATTCAGACGACAACTGTATCAAGAATCACGATTTAACCCTAACGCTGTGTCTCGTGCAGGTGCTATGGGTGTTGGTCAGATCATGCCTAAAACTGCAAAGGCTTATGGTGTGACCGACCTTAGCACCCTTAATGATCCCTTCTTTAACATCGACCTTGCAGGTCGTATTATGAAGGATAACCTTAAGTATGCTAAGGGGAATCAGTATGCGGCACTGGCTATGTACAATGGTGGTACTGCCGCAATGAAGAATTACCTTAAGGGGAACTACAAGAGTCTCCCTAAGGAAACTTGGAATTACATTGACATCATTGGCGATGATGATAGGTGGGGGGAACAGAAGGTAAATGAACCTGTCCCAACCGTTAATCCGAGTGAGCCTTCTAAGCAGGAGCCTCTTGAGAAATCCTTGGATACTTCTGAGGGTTCCTTGATTGACAGGGAGCCTGTATTTACTAACCTTGATTTGCCTGAGGCATCTAAGGAGATCAAGCCTTTTATCAACGATCCTGTTGATGAGGATGCTGTAAGGGCGGCTCTTGCTAATACTACTAGAAGCAGGATCATCGGCATCAGTTTTCGCTCAAAGCGTTGGGCTGACAATCGTTATGTCTATGACCCTTCTCAGGATACATCGGATGAGCCTCAGGTTGGCTTTGCAGGCGGCTTGAAGCACGGTTATTTGCCTACATATCTTAGGATGTCCTTTGCTGATGGAAGTATCTTTGGTGAGCAGTTCGCCCCTACGGATGAACAAAGGGGGGAAATCCTAGGCAAGGTAGGGTACAACATGGATAGGTACTATGCTGTGCTCAATGGTGCCACTTCGATGGAGGATGTCGAAGAAAGACTTAAGATTAATGAGGAAGTAATCAAGTATAGACATGCTGAAGCTAATGCCGGTTGGTTCTCCTCGATCACTTCCTCTATTGGTAGTGCTGTTGTGGATCCTTTGTCTTATGTCCCCGCACTTGGTGCGTATGGTATGGCAGGTAGGGTGCTCACAGGTGCCGCTTTGGGTGCTGTTTCTAATCAGATTGATACCTACGTGTCTGGCGCAGAACATGACATCATGGAAGACATGCTTGTTGGCGCCATGTTTGGTGCAGGTATTGAGTTTGCATTCAAGGGTCTAGGTAAGGGTGGACACTACGTAGGCGATACTGCTCGTAGAGCCAAAATCATCAGGGAGTATCAGGAGGCAGGTAAGGATCTTCCCTCTGAGGTCTTTGATGGTATTGGAGGTTCCACTAAGGTCGCTACGTCATTGAACAATCTCCTTGACAATATTGAACGCAGAGTCCCCCTTGTTTCCACTAAGGGTGTCTTTCAGGCTCTTGAATCTGCTAACTTTAGAAAGTTCTGTGAGTCTGTCTTTGTAGACCGTGGTTCTGGTTATGTTGACGAGAACGGTGTTCATTATGCAACTAGATTCCAAGGGCAGACCGTAGAGGAGAAGCTAAGAGCCGCTCAGATTGACTTTGAGAACTTTGAGTCTGGCTATAGAGATGGTTTCAATAACCTCAGAAAGCTGGGGCATGATGACGCAGAAATCAATCTAGCTATTTGTCAGGCCATTGAGAACGGTGTAACCCCTCCCAAGTTTGTAGGTAATGAAGAGTTCAGTAAGATCGTAGAGTCTACTAAGGATTTCCTTCAGAAAACCTCTAAGACTGGCCAGAGGGGTGGTTATGTCCCTAGAGTAAGCGATCCTAGAAAGGTTAGCAAGTTCTTTGATCCTAATCTCCCTACAGGGCCTCAGGTAGAGAGACTTGTTAATGAACTTTCTCAAGCTCTTGTTGATGGTGCAGTCTATAATCCTGAAGTAAGACAGAGAGTCATTGACTACTACAAGAAGAATGTCTACGCTAAGCTCAAGGCTGAAAGGGAAGCACAGATTGCCGAGCAAGACAAGAAAAAGGACATCAAGTACCAAAAGGTAGCTAAGGCTTCCAATAAGATTATCTCTGACAAGGCCGCTCAAGCCTCTAGAAGTATTGAACGTATTCAAGAAAGAGGAGATGTTAGAGGTGACAATCTAGCTGATAAATACAATGAGCTAGAACCTGCCTACAATAAGGATAAGAATAAGATCTCTGAGGATATCTCTAATGATCTTGATAAGGCTGAAGCTGACTATGACAAGGCTGTTAAGGAAGCTAAGGCTAAATCTGAGAAGAAAACCAAAGAGCTAGAGAAAGAGTACAATAAACTCGATAAAACCTCCGATGCCGACATTGATGCCGAAATCAACAAAGAGATTGAGAGACTTAGAAAAGAAGCTGAACTAAAGAAAGAGTTGGCTAAGTCTAAGGCTGAGACCGAAGGGCAAGCTAATGCCGCACAGAAGAGGTATGACAAGTACGTAAGCACTACCCTTGTAGAGAGAGCTAAGAAATTCAAAGAGAACGCCCTTAAGGCTAAAGAAGCTAAGAAGGAAGCTCTCCTTGAGGCCATCGAAGCAGAAGAGCAGAGACTTAAGAATACCTTAGAAAACAAGAAGGCATCCTACGAATCTAGAGTAGAGAATATCCAGAAGAGAGAATCCGAGAGACTTAAGGAACTTGAGAAGAAACTCGTAAAGGATAGAGACTCTATTATTGAGAAGATCGAAGCTGTAGAGAAAGAAACTGCAGATAAGATCAAGACTAAGGAACGAGAGGTTAGCGAAGTCCAGAGGCAACAACACAAGGCTCAGGACATGGTTAGGCAGGAGAAGTTTGAGGATAATCTTGAGCCTCTACCTGATGAGCCTGACTGGGAAGATGTGCTTGAGTGGATGAATAAAGAAGCTAGGGGAGATGCTCTTGGTTGGGTCGACCAAGGTGCCTCTATGGGTAGGGCTATCATCACTGATGGTAACATTGCAAACATTAAGTACGACCCTGAGGTGACTAGAATCCCTTGGGATACCTCTGTTACTACCCGTAGCGGATTGTCTATCGACAAGATGCGTAGAGATCCTCTTGAGGCTGTCCGTATGCACCATAACAAGGTTGTTGGTGACAATATCCTTCTTAGTTACGGGTGTGAGACCTTGGGTGACTTTGAGAGTATGCTGGGTAAGATGTGGTCTGAAGAGCATAACTCTGTCGTGAATGGTAGAGTTGACGCTAAGAAGTTTGCACAAGCTCAGAAACAACTTATCAACATGATCTACAATAAACACCATAGCATGTCTGATGTCAATAGCTCTTGGCTAGGGGCTATGGCGGATGCCATCAGAAATCTTACGCTTTTCTCTAAGAACGGCTTGATGGGTGTTGCTAATATCTTTGAACAGGGTGAAGCAATCAAGCACTATGGTGCCCTGCATTTCTTTAAGGGTGTCCCTCTTGTTAGAGAGCTTTTTGATAACTGGGCTAAGAATGGCATGACCAACAAAGAGCTTAGACAGGCTCAATCTCTGATCTTTGGTATGTCAGTAAGAGATACTGGGCTACTTACAGACATTGCTACGGAGTCTTTTGATAAGCAACTCCGTAGATTCGATGGTGATAAGGCTAAGGCTATTCTAGTTGCGGCAACCGATATTCTTGCTCAGGCTTCTCCGTTTACTAAGTTCATTCAGAATACCGAGAACTCTATCGTTGAGGCTTCTCAGGGCATGTTCTTGGGTGAGCTTATTCAGTACGCTCATAACAAGTCTATTTCCAAGAAGGGCTTCCTTAATAAGGAGCTTATGCAACGCAATGGGATCTCTCAGGAGAACTTTGATAATCTACTGAAGATCCTTAAGGAATCCACTACCGTAGGTAAGAACAAGGAAATCACTATTGATAACCTTGACACTATCCTATCTAAGGATCCTGCCGCTCTTGCAACTCTTAGACGTATGGGCGACTATGTTGCTCATGAGGTAATCCAGAAGAATACCTTGGGGGACACTTTCCTTTGGGAGGGTGCCCAAAAGAATCCATTTATGCAGTTGCTCTTGCAGTTTAAGACGTTCGCTCTTAGATCCTACGATAAGAGACTTAAGAAAATTCTAGGTAGAATGGCTGAGGGTGATGCACTTGGACAAGCCTATAGTATCTTCTTGTCTACCGCATTGGGTACCGTTGGTGCACTGACTAACACCCTTATTAATACCGCGGGTATGAACGAAGAACAACGAAAGGAGTACCTTAAGAAGACTCTAAAGTATGATTCTGAAGAAGGGCTTACTTTAGACACTGCTTTTCAGGCTGGTATTAATGGTGTTATGCGATCTAGCGTCTTTGCATTCCCGTCTTTGGTTCTAAATACTATTGGTGTGAACACTGACGTTAAGACCACTACCGAAGGCTTCTCCTCTCAGAAAGAACGGGATGAGCTGTACGGAGGCTTTGACGCTGACAAGTGGTTTAGAGACATGGCTCCCGCATACTCTACCATCAAGTCTTTCATGGACATTGCGGGGTACTCTGCTAATGTAGCTCGTATGGCAGGAGACGAAAACTTCACTGATGAGCAACTAGAGAATCAAAAAGAGAAATTTGCAAGAGCTATCCGTAATTCCACGAACCTCCCATTCTATAAATGGGGTGCTTATAACATGCTATCCGATAAGGACGAATAACTAAAACAATGGCTTCTACTATTGCTAATTATCAGGGCAATGGGTCTACTACAGACTTCAATGTGCCCTTTGATTATCTAGCAAAGAAGTTTGTGAAAGTCACCGTAGACTCCCGAGAGAAACTTGGGGGTGACTACGGTGACACCACTAAAGACTACTTCTTTGTTGATAAGACTACCATTAGATTCAATACAGCTCCCGCTAGTGGTACTGAAATCATTATTCGCAGATATACGTCTGCTACTGACCGTATTGTGTCCTTTAAGGACGCTTCGGTTCTAAAGGCTAAAGACCTTGATGTATCTACCATTCAGACTATTCATATTGCTGAAGAAGGTAGAGACATCATCAATGACGCACTCATTGTAGACAAGGAAGGAAATTGGGACGCTAAGGGTAAGCGTATTGTCAACGTTGGGGATCCTATTGATGACAACGACGCGATCACCCTTAAGTTCTACAAAGATGACGCTAATGGCGCCTATCAGTCTAAGCTAGATGCTGAAGCCGCTAGGGATGCCGCTAAGGTCTCTGAGACGAACGCTAAGGCTTCTGAAGTTAATGCTAAGGAGTCTGAAGTCACCTCTAAGGCTTCTGCGGGTACTGCAGTATCTGCGGCTAAGCATGCTGATGCCGTCAAGACAGAGAACCAAGCAATCCTTGAAGAGGCTCGACAGCTCCAAACCGATATTGAAACCTCTGAGAGCAATGTCTATGAGAATTCCGTAATTGCTACTCAGAAGGCTGATGAAGCTAAGGTGTCTGAGAGGAACGCTAAGGTCTCTGAGACTAACGCTAAGGCTTCTGAGGTGAGTGCCTCTGAGAGTGCTTCCTTGGCTAAGGATTGGGCTACCAAGACTACTGGTACTGTTGATGGCTCTGAATACTCTGCTAAATACTATGCTAATAAAGCTAAGGGCAGTGCTGATGCAAGTAACGCTACTCTTGCAGAAGTTAGGACTGAAGGTGCCAAGCAAGTAAAATCAATCACTGATACCGCAACTTCTGAAATTAGTAAAATCACTAGTGAAGGGGGAAAGCAGGTTACTAGAGTTACGACTACAGGTAACCAGCAGGTATCTGCAGTTACTGCTGAGGGTACTAAACAGGTTAACCTAGCGAAGGCTCAGGTTGCCTTGGCTGTCCAAGAGGTCACTAAGGCTAAGGAGCAGGTTAGCTTAGCAACTCAACAGGCTACTCTAGCTACTACTAAGGCTTCTGAGGCTGAAGATAGTGCTACTAGTGCTTCCCAGTCAGCTACTGAGGCTGATGCTAGTGCCAATAGTGCTAGTGCTTCTGCGGGTACTGCTACGACTCAGGCTACTAATGCAAGTAACAGTGCTAAGGCGGCTAAGCTCTCTGAGGACAATGCGGCTCTCTCTAAGACTGCGGCAGGTACCTCTGCGACTAACGCTAAGGCTTCTGAGGTTGAAGCTAAGAGACAAGCCGATCTCGCTAAGGGTTATGCTGAAGATGCGGCTTCTGGACAGCTAAATGCTGACTGGGAAGTTACTGATCCTAAGTCTAAGGCGTTCATCAAGAACAAGCCTACGCTAGGCGCCCTTGCATCTAAGGACAGCATTGCTTACAGTGAGATTACTGGTACTCCTCCTGAACAAGATCTTAGTGGTCTTGCTACTAAGAATGAGCTTCAGACGGGTCTTGCTAGTAAGGCTAACGCATCGCATACTCATACGACTGCTCAGGTTACTGGGCTTGATACTGCGTTGGCAGGTAAGTCGCCTATGGGACATACTCACACTATTGCCAATGTGACTAACCTTCAGACTGCCTTGGATGCTAAGACTGACGATGCTACACTTCAGGTAGACCTTACGAATATTCGCCAGTCAATCACTGAGGTGTCCTCTAAGGTTGACGGTATTGGCGATACTCTGTCTCCTACGTATGCCAAGAAGCAGACTATCTTGGACGCTTGTGATCAAGCTATTAATGGCGCTAACCCTGTCCATGCAGGTGATCCTGCTCTTGATGACATTAAGTCAGCACTAGCTACCATTCAGGCTCAGTTGGGTCAGTTGGAAAGCAGAAGGTATGTTAAGGAAACTGGTAAGAGTACTGACGGTAATAGTTGGTATCGAGTGTGGTCTGACGGTTTTATTGAGCAAGGCGGTAGCTATACATCTTCAGACAACACCAAGTTTACCATCATACTTAACAAACCAATGACAACAACCTCTTACCACTGCACCTTAACTGGAGGATATAATACCTCAAGTAGTAACGGTTTTGGGTACTGCTATGACAAAACTACATCTAACTTTAAAGCCGTAGTTATTGAACCTAGGGGTACGTGGGCAGTGTGGGGTTACTAAGGATTACTAAATGGACGATCAAACTTTTCTTAATCAACTAGCTGAGAAGCTAAGTAAACTCGGTACTGTTAGACCCTTAGGTTTCCACTATCTTCACCCTTACGGTACAGTGCCTGCTGACTCTATTATTTGTAATGGAGCTACGTACTCTAGAGCTTTGTATAAAGACTTCTTTGACTACATCACAACTCAGGGATGGGTGAAGACTGAAGCTGAATGGCAAGAGATTGCTGAGAGAGACAATGGTTTCTGTCCTTTCTATAGTGAGGGAGACGGAAGCACGAACTTTAGGACTCCTAAGTTTGCTCCTTATCAGCAGATCGCTATGGGGGTAGCTCAGGCTACTACTTATCATCAGGCGGGTTTGCCGAACTCAGAAGGATGGTTTAAGCTTGGGAGCCCTGCATACTACGGAGATCTCACCACATCAGGTATGTGTACTAGATCCGAAGAAGAGTCGGTGGACAAATGGGGGGGGCTTGGCGACGGTGCTTGGAGGTATGGGAGGACATATAAAGTCTCGCTTAAGGACGGAAACCCAATTTATGGACGTTCTGATACCGTTCAAAACGAGTCACATGAGTGGGTAATGTGTGTAGTAGCCTATGGCATTGCTACTAATGTAGGCTCTGTGGATATTCAGAACGTTATGTCTGCTGTGAATGCTGTACAGGCTAAGGTTGAGGATAAACTTGAAGCTAGTACAGTCCATATTACGGAGACTTGGAAATCCACTGATGGTAATAGTTGGTATCGAGTGTGGTCTGACGGTTTTATTGAGCAAGGCGGTAGCTATACATCTTCAGACAACACCAAGTTTACCATCATACTTAACAAACCAATGACAACAACCTCTTACCACTGCACCTTAACTGGAGGATATAATACCTCAAGTAGTAACGGTTTTGGGTACTGCTATGACAAAACTACATCTAACTTTAAAGCCGTAGTTATTGAACCTAGGGGTACGTGGGCAGTGTGGGGTTACTAAGGATTACTAAATGGATTTCTACATCAATCAAAAGTTTACTGATATCTACCCTC